CGACAGTGGAAAGCCTGTCTCTCTCTCCTGGCTCTACGAACGCGACCGCCTAAACCTTCTCAAGATCGAGGTCGAGCGGCAGATGCGCCACTTCGCGGCGATCGCCACGGTCAAAGTCACGAACTTGCAGCGATCGGCTGCAACTATTGCAGCTCGGGACGCTCGAGACGCAATCGCCAAGGCTGCCGATGCTGGCCATGGTGGGGCCCCTATCACCGGATCTGGCGATACGATCACCAGCCTCGCCGGATATGCCGGTGATGGCCAGCCCTTGCGGCTCCTGTTCGATCGGATTGCTCCTTTGGTCTCCAACGGCGTAGCGGACGAGATCACGCAGGCCGTTGCTCGCCGTGCTCCCGTGCGCGAGATCGCGGAGCTGGTACGTGAGCGCTCAGGTATCGGCCTGGCGCGCTCGCTGCTCATAGCGAGACAGGAAACCTTCAGAGTCTATCGGTCAGAGGTTCTCAGTACATACCAGGCGTCGGGCGTAGTGAAGCGGTGGAAGTGGCAAGCCGCGCTCGATCTCCGGACCTGCATTATCTGTTGGCTGATGGATGGTAAAGAGTTTCCGCTCACGGCTCCCTTTGCTTCTCACGTTGGTTGCAGGTGCACTCAAACGCCTGTCATGGACTTGACACCGCCGAGAATGACGGGGGTCGACCGCTTTGAAAAGCTCGAACCGGGCGTCCAAAAGGATTTGCTTGGACCGGCGACGTTCAAGGCGTGGAAGGCAGGGGATCTCGACCTGGAAGACTTGATCGGGGTGCGTCACTCGCCGACGTGGGGCACTACTCGATTCATTCGCAGCCTCAAAGACGTTCTCAAACCCTCTGCCGTGTAAAAATAAACTCCCGTCAAAAAGTAAAGTCTCCATCCAGAGGGAAGGTTGCCGCCTACCCCGCACTTTTTGAATGGAGACTTTTATGGAAGAAAATCAGAACCAGAATACAGCAACGACACCCCAAACGACCACCACGACCGCCGCGCCGGCCTCCACCGTCACCAAGAGCGATGCACAGCCACAGACCCCGGTTATCCCAGACGGCTACGTCAAGGCTGAAGAGCTGAACACGCTCCGCTCGCAGCTCTCGGAGATTCAGACGCAGCTCGCGACCGAGAAGGCGAACGTTCGACAGGCGTCTATCCACAACATCGCAACTCGCTTAGGTTTCAACGACGTTTCGGATGCGTCGCTGTTTGTCGGCTCGGATGTTACCGACATCGAAGGCGCGCTTGCCACGATTCTCGAGAGCAAGCCGTACCTGAAGAAAGCGGCCTCCACGCCGGCCGTGACGCCGACTTCCCCGACCAACCCGGCGCGCTCCACGAGCCAGGCTCCGACGTTCACGACCGCGCAGATCGCCGACCGCTCGTTTTGGAATTCCAACAAAGACGCGATCATGAGGGCCGTAAAAGAGGGAAGAATCACCAGCTAATCTAAACGCTATCAATTCTGCTTATGGGAATTGACTAATTTTAGATTTTCAATTATAGATAGCTCCGGGCATTCGATAACCTTATTGGCCCCTAAGACGGGTCGATAAGGTTTTTCTTTTGGAGGAGTCAAACGCCGAAAAGGAGAGCTAGTCTATGTCAACGCCGATCACCCTAACAACCGCCCAGACCGCTGGATTCATTCCACAATTGTGGGCGCAAAGAGCGCTCGACATCCTGCGCGCGAACATCGTTCTAATTAAACTCGTAGCTCGTGACACCGACTATGCGCCGTTTCCGCAGGGCCACACGTTGAACATCCCGTTTCCGGGCACCTTCGTAGCCCAGAAGAAGGCGCAGGGCGCGAGCGCGACCATCCAGACCCCCACAGGGGGAAACACGGTCTCCGTCACCCTGACGGAATTGGCATACGTGGATTTCTCCATTGAGGACTTTGCGAGGGCTCAGGCGTCGAGTGAGCTGCTCGACCGCTACGTGGAGCCGGCGGCGGTCGCGATCGCGGAGCAGATGGAAAACGATCTCTTTACGCTCTACACCAGCATGACGGGGGGAAGCGTCGGCACGAGCGGCACTGACATGACGGCGGCGGAAATTCGGAGCGCCTCAAACCTGCTCGATCAGGCGAAAGTCCCGATGAGCAACCGGTCTCTAGTGATTTCGCCTAAAGATCGAATCGCGCTTCTCGCCAGCCCCGATCTAACTAATTATTTCGCGTTTGCGCGCCCCGAAGCCATTGCCAATCGCAGCCTTGGGAACCTCTATGGCTTCGATGTGTACATGTCGCAGCTTGTGCCGGTCGTCGCTGGAACGCCGAACTCGACAAAGAATCTGGCGATTCACAAGAACGCGATGATCTTGGCTACGCGGCCCTTGGGCGAGCCGGAAGGTCAGACAGGCTTGCAGGCTTCATCACTCGTTGACCCGGAAAGCGGAATTGCAATCCGCGTTCTGAAGATGTACGACATCGCGGCCCGCGCGCATCGCATCGGCTTCGACGTGCTCTATGGCTTCTCGGTCTTGCGCCCGACTATGGGCGTGATCGCTCTCTCGTAAAGGAGGGCTTCATGCCGCGATACATCGTAAACGCGGGCGGCGCGTTTCACTCCGTGGGCGATGCGGAGTTTCAGGCGCTCGTCGCCAGGCGCGGCTGGCGTGAAGCAAGCACGGAAGAAGCCCGCCGCTGGTATGAGAGCCAGGGCTTACCCGTTCCCCCCGATCTACTTCCCCAACAGGCAGCCGATGCGAGTAGTAGCGCGAGCACAGTTCACAAGCCCGATCTTCCGCCCGCAGGAGGTGGAGGCGGCGCTCGCAAACGTGGTCGCTAGGACGGCGTTTGATTACGAGCGGCGGGTGAAAGAGCAGATGGCCGGGCCTAAAACGGGCCGCATCTATCGCCGCTCTGCAATCACTCGCGCGGACTCTCCACTACTGCCCAAGGGCTTGCGCCGGCACACGACTGAGAAGGGCAACACGCGCGTTACGGTGGGCTATCGCATTCACCAGGCGTCGGCTCCGGGCGAAGCTCCCGCGATCGATCTGGGCCAACTTTTGAATAGCTCCGTGGTCACAGTTGACGGCATGAGCGCACGGGTAGCCTGGACGGCTGAGTATGCGGCTGATTTGGAGTATGGAACGTCTCGAATGTTGCCGCGCCCATTCGCCGAACCAGAGGCCGAAAAGATAGAGCCGGTCTTTATTGAACGTCTCAGCGAAGCCGTCACGCTACTTTGTGAGTGAGGCAAAGATGGATCTCGACAAGCCCGTCAACGCCTTTCGGCATCATTGGAATTTTCGCACAGGGCGGGGAAGAATGCGCGGTGTGCCGTGCTCGTGCTCAACGCCTTTCGGCATCGGTGGAGTTCTCATTGTAATGGATAAACGCCTAATAGGGGGTGTTTTCCATGCCTACTAATCTCTACGCAGCTTCGACGGATTTGGCGGCACGAGCGCCAGGGATAATGCCCTTGAATCCTGACGGCACCCTTCCGGCGGCAAGCCAGGCTGCCGGAGACGCATTGATCGAGGCGATCTCGCGCGCGATCGACAGCAAGACGCGCCGCAAGCCCGGCGCTTTCATGCCGTCGCCCAGCAGCCCTAGCCCGCTCGTCGTCTACGGCGACAACAAGTACTGTTTGGAGCTTCCCGAACACGTCATCGGGTCGATCACGACAGTGACGACGATCACGGGAATGACCGCGCCGTCTTGGGTCGAGATTCGCGGCTCGATCTGCACCGTTGACAGCACCGGCGTACTCTCGCGCCTTGATAAATGGCGCGACGGCGTTCCCTACACGGTCACGGCCAGGTGGGGCTATGACACGACGCCGGCGGACATTCGAGAGGCGACGCTTGTTTGGGCAGCGATGAGGGCCAGGCTCAACGCTGGTGATATGAGCGGCGCTGTAACGACGATCTTGCGCGACGGCTCGACCCTGATGCGTGACGATGTTCCGCCGGCCGTCAAAGACTTGCTCGCTCCTTACATCCTTCCAGAGAAGGAGATCGAGGACGATCAAAAGGGGCTACTCGAATACGGCGATATTCGATCGGACGATGACAGCCCCCATGAGCCTTGGATGGACCCGTTTCGCAGGGGTTGGTGAGTGAATGCCGTTAACACTGCCCACAGATCCCGTCCAAATGGAGCTTGCCGTTAGGGCGGCTATTGTCGCGCTACTGCAAGCGGCTGATTCGAGCCTTGCGCCTGGATTGCAGCCGCGCGTGTGGGACCATCCACGCTTTGTGCAATCCGAGCAGGAGTGGCTAAAGGTCGCGGCCATCCAGAACCCTCAGAACAACCAGACGGGTCAGCTCGAAACGCGCGTTGTGTTCATCGAGCTTCAGCGCGTCGCCGAAACGGACGAGGGCGCCTGCTTTCACACTCAGATAGATTTGCGCTACGCGGTCGATGTCATGTTCGGCCTTGTTGACGATCAGCAGCGCAAAGACTCCTCGAACTCTCATGATGATTTCGTTGCATACGTGATGCGAGCCAGAGCAGCGTTTGCCGACCAGGCCAACCGCAGCTTTGGTTATCCACGCAACCAGATCGAGCACAAGCTCTTGCAGACGGTTCGTGATGCTCGTGTGGAGAAAATCGATTTCGCCACGGTTCACCGTTGGGAAGGCTCTGTGGACGTGATAGTGGGCTAAGGAGAGAGAGGACATGCCAGCAACTTTCAAACAGAAAAATGTCGTCGCGGCCTATGCGCCCAGCTTCAAGGCTCAAGCGAACCTTGCGACTGCGTTGCTCTCAACCGATCTTACGGCTTCGTTGCCGCTCTCGCGAGGAAACAGGCCGATGCCCGGCATCCGTAAGACCTACGACGAGACGTATGAATGCAGAGGCAAGTATCTCATCGGGCGAAGGCTCACCAGCCGCCTCGCGCTCTGGTCGCTCCGCTTTACCGATGTGAGCGCCGACTTCGTTGCGGGCATCCTGGCGATGGCGATGGGCGCGGCGGCGGTGCCGACAGGAACCGGCCCGCACATTCACGCGATCTCGCACGGCGGAAGCGACGACGTTCCGAAAACCTCATTCATCATCGGCACTCAAGACACCGACTCGGACGAGCCTTCGGAGCTTTACTCCGGGATGTGCGTCAACCGCGTGCAGCTCGCCGGCGAGGTGAGAGGCAAGGTCTCGATGGACGTGGACTTCGTTGGGTTGGCCAATCCGGTTGTACAGGGCGGCTTTGTCTTCCCGGCCTGCAACACGATCATTCCCGTTTACTCGAATGATTGCGCGCTGGTCATAAACGCCGTTGACTACACCGCCGACCTCCGAAGGTTCCAGTACACCTTTAACAACAACCTCGCGATTGCGGATGACCCCTTCCCCTTCAATGCAACGGACGCGGTACGCATTGAACGCGGAGACCAGGCTGAAAGCTCTCAGTTCTCTTTCACGCTCTACGGAACGAAGAATCACGCGGTTTATGTGTTGGCAGCGGCCGATACGACCGAGGCGGTCTCTCTGAGAATAGGAACGGCTACGGAAGGCACAACCATCGCGGCCACGGGCGCGCAACTCACTCTCCAAGACACCCCCATAGGTTACGCCGGAGAAGCGAATCGCTCCGTGATCAACGTTGACGCAATTCCCTTCAGCGTAGCAGGGGCTTACCCCGATAGCGTGAGCGCATCTCTCGCGCGAACACTTCAATATCTTGTTTGAAGTTCTTGAAGAAAGGAGGCAACGGAAAAATGAATCAGATCATTTTGGTAATCGCGGCGTCACAGATGACGGCGACCGGTAAATTGTTGGAGAC